TATCACGCGCATTATGCGCCTGTGTTCATCTGTGTACCCACTCATCATGTGAGTAAGCGATATAAGCAAATTGACAGCAGCATCGAGAAGGTGGACTGAAATAGTCAAGTCGAAAGACGAGTAATCAGTAGCAAAATTCTCTGTGTCATCAAGCCTACTAAACCGCTTGTGAAGGTCTCCCCAGGACTCAGCAGGATTCAATCCAACTGCATGTCCAAAGCCACCTGGGTCCATACCCAAGACGGCCATTATGGGAAGAAAGTACATTCTGAAAACTATCAGCTCTACCAACTCCCCAGCGTGAATAAGCCTGGCAGCCTTACTCACTATGAGACCATTGAGGTCTCTCTCGTGTTCACGAGGTTCGTCCTTAGGTACTACTTTACGCGAAAGCGTGGAAGTAATCCCCATCTGGGCACGGCCCACCATCCCGTCCACAGTGTCGACTATGTACTGGGACATAGGACCATCCTCTTTAAGGCAAGTGACATAACGACCAAGTACTTCATCAAAGTATTTGTCGAAATAAACGTCTTTCTTGCCCTTAAGAGTGCCAGCAGAAGTGGTAAGTGCCACAGAGCCAGCAAGTGTGCACCCGTATCCAGCCAACGCGTCATCCATGTTGCACGGACCTAGCTGCGTAACGTAACCGTAATCACCAACAGCCAACTTGATGAAATTCGATTCCATGTCAGTCTTCACATCCTTGTAGGCTTTCCTCAATGAAAAGGGCTCTACCTTGGTTGAAAGACCGGTCTTGTCGAACATCTTGGTATGAGAAACGTGTATGTCAGGATTAGGAGTGCTGTGAGCACGGCCAACCTCCTTGAGAGCAGGAATGGCTCCGTACAAATGACCCTTCAAAGGGCTCTTCTTGTATGCACTACGGAAAGCGACACCACCAGAGCCACTGTTACCAACTATTGAGTATTTGGTATTAGGGGCAATAGTCCTCAACACACTGTCAGGGTGTAACCCAAACGAGTTAGTCATGTTAACTATGGGTGGTGTGGCAGACACTCCGGGGTCAGCCAACAAAGGTGTACCAATCACAATGTGTGCGTTAGTGCACCCTGGTATAGCCTTCTGTTGAAGATTATTCCAAAGATCAGTAATGACACCCTGTGTGATGGGAGCAGCGTACACGAAAGGAGCGTGAGCACCCTCGTGGATACCAACCACCGTTCTACCGGCGATGTAAGGTAACCCACAGGTACCAACAGCTCCAACACCCTCGACGCAAGCACCGAGGAATGTTGTTTCAGGCATGTTGCCAATACTATAATTCACGGTTTTAATACCATGATAAGTACCGGACAACAGTTCCAATTCCTCCTGGTGGCAGTAATTGCCAACCATGGAAGGGCACATAATACGCTTGACGTTTGTCATGTCCGTTTTACCGAACGCGGATTTCTGTGCAAACAGGCCTGTTATGTCTCTAACAGCACCCATGTCCTGTACCCCCAAGAGGGCTACATCCAATGATCCGTCCAACCCGTTGAGACGGGCTCTGGGCAG